CAATTGAAGGTGTGTTGGAATTAGCTAAAGAAACAGATCAACCAAGAGCTTATGAAGTGGCCGGTCAATTGTTAAAAACTGTGACTGAAACTAATATTCAATTGCTAGATCTTCAACAAAAAAGAATAGATATTGAAAATGCAGAAGTAAAGCAGGGTGGTGACACTAACATTCAAAATGCCCTATTTATAGGTTCTACTGCAGATTTACAGAAATTGATGAAGGATAAGAATGAATAGTGTAAATTATCTAGGAAATCCATTACTAAAGAAATCTAATGTAAAAATTAATTTTACTGAGCATGAAATTAGTGAATTTGTAAAATGTGAAGAAAATCCTATTCATTTTATTCGTAACTATATGAAAATTGTGGCCGTGGATGAAGGATTGAGGGATTTTGATTTGTGGGATTTCCAAGAGGATATGGTCAATAAATTTGTAGACAATCGTTTTGTCATTTGTAAAATGCCTAGGCAAACAGGGAAATCTACTACAATTATTGCCTATCTGTTACATTATATTCTATTCAATCCAGATGTCAGAGTAGGGATATTAGCTAATAAAGGATCTACTGCTCGGGAATTACTGAGTAGACTACAATTAGCATATGAGCATTTACCCACATGGCTACAACAAGGAGTTGTAGAATGGAATAAAGGTAATATAGAATTAGAAAATGGATCAAAGATTTTAGCTAGTTCTACATCATCAAGTGCTATTCGTGGTGGAACTTTTAATATAATATTCTTAGATGAATTCGCATTTGTACCAGAACACATAGCTGCAGATTTTTTCCGATCAGTATATCCTACTATTTCATCTGGTAGTACAACCAAAGTTTTAATTGTTTCTACGCCAAATGGTATGAATCAATTTTTTAAGATGTGGACTGCAGCCACAGAGGGAAGAAGTGATTATGTACCAATTGATGTTCATTGGTCAGCTGTTCCTGGCCGAGATGAAGCTTGGAAAGAACAAACAATTAGAAACACATCAGAGGATCAATTTAGAGTAGAATTTGAAACAGAGTTTATAGGTTCAACTAATACTTTAATTCATCATACCAAGCTTAGAAATTTAACTTTCACTGAACCAATATACAAAAAGGATGGATTGAGTTTATGGGAATTACCAGATCCTAACAGAATGTATTTTATTTCATGTGATGTAGCCAGGGGAGCCGGCAAGGATTATTCAGCTTTTACTATTACAGATATTACTGAGATGCCATATAGGCTAGTGGGTAGATATAGAAATAATGAAATTTCACCTATGTTATACCCAACAGTGATTGAAAAAGCAGCTAAGGATTATAATGATGCCTTTGTATTAATAGAAATTAATGATATCGGGGCACAAGTTGCTGATATTTTGTATTATGATTTGGAATATGAAAATGTGTTATCTTCTGTAATAAGAGGGAGATCAGGGCAAGTATTATCGCCAGGTTTTAGTAAAGGCACAAGCTTTGGTGTTAAAACTACACCTAATGTCAAAAGAATAGGATGTAGAGTATTAAAAGATTTAATAGAAGAAGATCAATTGATGATTAAAGATTACAATACAGTACGTGAGTTGACTACTTTTGCTGTTAAGGGTAAGTCATATCAAGCTGAAGAAGGACACACTGATGATTTAGTAATGACATTGGTTTTATTTGCATGGGTAGCCAATCAAAGATATTTCATAGAATTAAATGATCAGGATATGAGAACAAGAATGTATGAAGAACAGATGAAAGCTATTGAAGAAAGTATGCTTCCTTTTGGGGTTTTGTCTGATGGGATAGGCGAGGATGGATTTGTAGACGATACTGGTCAAAGATGGGAATACGCAGAAGGTTCTAGGATTGGATATGCTAATGAGCTCTAAAAAGTGCACTTTTATAAATAATGATGCGAAAAGAGTTATGATTTAGCAAATCAATCTATATATAGGAGAAAAAAATTATGGCATTTCAAGTTAGTCCAGGCGTAAGTGTTACGGAAATAGATAAAACAGAACGAGTGTCACCCGCTGCAACCTCAGATGCAGCTATAGCTGCTGGTTTTCAATGGGGCCCAAGTAATAAATTGACAACGATTACATCAGAGAGGGAATTAGTTTCGGTGTTTGGAAAACCAGATGCTGACACAGCTGCCAATTGGTTGACAGCATCTAGTTTTTTGGCCTATGGTGGGTCATTACAGGTAATCAGAACCCTAGATTCATCTGGGATGAACGCATCAAGTTCAGCTGGAGTTAGTCATGGTGTTGAATCAGTGGATTATGGTACTGGTGTGAGTGCTGCATGGCAAGCATCTCAAACCCATACAGGTGTGTCTTTGTCAGTTGGTGGTAGTGGCGCAACAGTTACAATTGTTACTGATGCACAGGGTGAAATAGAGAGTATTGAAGTTACCGCTGCTGGAACTGGGTATGATGAGGGAGATTCTACCACTATAACTGATCCTGGCGATACATCAAACACTGTTACTATTGTAGTAGATACTCTTATTTCTGGTGGAGGCAATGTAGTTTTAATTGAAAATGAAGATCAATTTGATGCAGGAGCCACATTGGGAACAGCTTCATTTTTGGCTAGGTATCCTGGCGCATTGGGTAATGGAATAGAAGTGAAACTTGTCCACACAGGCGGGTTTATTGGCTGGGATAGTATGTATATTCAAAATGGAAAACAGGTCAATGTTAGTTTTGAAGCTTTATTTGATCGTGCACCTGGCACTTCCAATTACGTGTTAAGTAAAAATGGAAATGTATCTATTAATGATGAAGTTCATGTGGTAGTAGTTGATGCTGCAGGTGATATCAGTGGTAGGGCAGGTACAGTTTTGGAAAAATTTGCTCATATATCTTTGGCTTCTGATGCTAAAGATGAGAATGGCAATAGTAATTATATTAAAGATGTAATAAGAAACAATGGTAAGTATATTTACGCAACTGGTCAATGGGATCAAATAGCAGTTGGTTGGGAAGGTGTGACATCTACTTCAACTACTGTATTGTCAGGTGCATCTGAAGGACTTTCTGTTAGATTAGCTGGTGGAGTTGGCAGTAATGCTGTAGCTACATCAACTAGTGGTAATGGTGATGCTGCACGATATACAGCAGATCAAAAAGGATACGGATTGTTAAGAGATGTTGATACTACTGATGTTGGTATACTCATTTCAGGTAATGCTTCTGTATCTCTACAACAAAATCTAATTGATAATGTAGCAGAGTATAGAAAAGATGCAATTGTAGTAATTAGCCCTGAAAGTGGAACAGCTAAAACTGCAATTATTGGTACGGGTACAAATGCTACCAAAGCTACTGCTTTGACTACTTGGCAAACTACATTGGGTAAATCATCTTCTTACGCTATCGCAGATAGTGGATACAAAAGAATGTATGATGCGTACAATGATGTTTACAGGGATATTCCATTAAATGGTGATATTGCTGGGTTGATAGTCAGAACAGAAAACAATCAGGATGCATGGTGGAGTCCAGCTGGATTTACTAGAGGTCAAATTAAGAATGTAGTGAAATTACATTTTAATCCAGATAAAGCTGCTAGGGATACTATTTACAAGGTTGGGGTCAATCCAGTAGTGTCCATGCCGGGTCAAGGTACTTTGCTGTATGGTGATAAAACACTTTTATCTAAACCATCAGCCTTTGATAGGATTAACGTTAGAAGGTTGTTTGTGGTGTTGGAAAAATCAATTTCACGAGCAGCTAAGAATTTACTCTTTGAATTCAATGATGAATTTACTAGAGCATCATTTAAAAATATGGTAGAACCATTTTTAAGAAATATCAAAGCTCGACGTGGTGTATATGATTATCTAGTTATATGTGATAGCACCAACAATACTTCCGAAGTCATAGACAGGAATGAATTTGTTGGAGATATTTTTATCAAACCAGCTCGTTCAATTAATTTCATTCAACTTAATTTTGTCGCTGTCAGAAGCGGAGTAGAGTTTAGTGAAGTTGTAGGTTCTGTCTAATAGGAGGACAAAATGGCATTTAATATAAATGATTTTAGATCAAATTTACCTGGCGGTGGGGCCCGAGCTAATCTTTATGAAGTTAGGATACCAACGCCAGCTGCACTTAGTGGTTATGCAGATCAAGCTAGGCAAATGACGTACTTAGCTAAAACAGCATCAATACCAGGCAGTACAATAACACCTGTAGAATTAAATTATTTTGGACGGATTGTAAAATTTCCAGGCCAAAAGGAATTTGCAGATTGGGAAACTACTGTACTCAACGATGAGGATTTTGGTATCAGGCGTTTTATGGAAGCCTGGCATGAATTGATCGTGGGTAATGCTACTAATAGAGCTTCTGCTGATCATCCAGCTGACTTAGTAACCGATGCTAGAGTTATTCATTTTAGCAAATCAGGCCAACCAATTCGTGAATACGTAATGGTTGGTGCTTGGCCAACTGAAATCCCAGCAGTGGATTTAGGTTGGGATACAGCTGATCCAGAAGAATTTGCTATTACTTGGGCTTATGATTGGTGGGAAACAGTAGATACTACTGAAGAACCAATTGCTAGCTTTAACGCTGAAGTCAAACTTCCAGTATTCGGTACATTAACCGTTGGCGGAAGTATATAACTTATAAATATAATAAAAGCAGGGGGCGAGTATTCGCCCCCTATTGGATATTTTTATGGCAAATATTTTCGGTTTTGAAATTACCAAGAAAAAGAAAAATTTAAAATCTTTTTCTGCGCCAGAATCAAATGATGGTTCAGTGGAAATCGCTGCCGGTGGTGGTGCCTTGGGCCATTATGTTGATATGGAAGGTAAGATTAAAAATGAAATTGAATTGATTAATAGATATAGAGGTTTGGCTGTTGAATCAGAAGTTGATGCAGCTGTTGATGATGTGGTCAACGAAGCTATAGTCATTTCTTCAGAAAGGGAAGATGCTATATTTTTAGATCTAACTAATTTAGATACTTCAGATACGATTAAAGATAAAATACATGATGAATTTACTCATATCATAAAGTTATTGAATTTTAATAAAAATGGGTATGATATATTTCGCAATTGGTATATTGATGGTAGATTGTATCATCATATGGTTATTGATGATGAAAAACCAAAACAAGGTATACAAGAGATACGTCAAATAGATCCAAGAAAAATTAGAAAAGTTAAAGAAGTAAAAAGGGAAAGAGCTGAAAATGGTGTAGAACTTGT